CGTTGTGCTGATGTTCTAGTTAGCACAACTGCTTGTCAACACGTTTATGCCCTGAAAGGTTGGATACCACTAAATTGGTTTCAAGACATAACTAAACCCTATGATATTATGTTCATGAGGGGGGAATATCCGGACATTGATTATCTAGCAGTTCAAATAAAAGCGACAACCCAAAAGACACGTAATGGTTCAAAAATTCATATTAAGTCGTCGAGACAAAGACAACTTGAAGCAAATGAAAAGAATGGACTAACTAGAAGTGGCATGAATCCAAAAAGTGAAATCTCTTTAAGGGGTAATCAAAAGAGTGCCAAAAGAGGAGGAAACCCAACGAGACCTCATGGATATGATGAATTGTTCGCTATAAATGAGAGGGGTGAATATTGTATTTGGGATGAGTCCTCTCTCGCAGATAATGCTAGTACAAAAGTTTTTGGTTTGGATTGTAAGGAGCAGGGTTGTTTAACCCACACCTTAGATGGTATAATTCCAGGAGTGTGAGTTTAAGTGAACGAGAAAGAACTTGAAGAACTTAGATATGATGTAGCACATTATCTACTCAGTAAAATGAGTAAGGGTTCTCAGTTTCAATATGCTCTAGATCGTATGATTCAACTCTGTGATCACTATGATGAAGAAGGGTTGAAAAAAATTCTTTCCGAATCAAAAACAGATATGAAAAACCATCTTAAAAAGAAAAAGTCTAGGGGTGGGGGATTTTAAATGAGCGACAAAATTATATGGACACAAAAACCTCTGATTTCTGACAGAGATTGTATTCTTCTTTGTCTGAAGAATGCTCCATGTGGAACAAGTAGAAAACAAGTTGAACGATTAATTAAGGAGTTTGAAACTAAATGATTGATGTAAAATTGATTAGAATCATCACAGGAGAAGAAGTGGTGGCAGAATTAATTTCTGAAACTGAAACTGAAATCACAGTTAAAAATGGATTGGTAGTTATTCCAACAGCACAAAATGTTGGATTTGCTCCATGGGCAACTGTGATCGATAAAGATAATTCAGAAATTACCCTTGGTAAGCAACATGTAATTTACATTGTTGATGTTGACTCTGGAGTCAAAAAGAAGTATAATGAATTATTTGGTAGTAAATTAATTACTCCAGACGAAAAAAAATTAGTTCTTTAAAATTATGAAACTTCGAGCACAAGTTAAATCTAGATTTTATTATCTTTTTTGGGCAATTGCTACAGTATCTGTGGTTGCCGGTCAACTTTATGTTGGCACTGGATATCGTGTCCTTGCACAGGAAATGATGACATTAATTGGTAAAGTTGATGGAGTTCTTTTGCATTCATCACCCAATGCTCCCAGACTTTACTGATGGGATTGCATAAAATTGATAAGAATAATCTAATTGAACCAAGAGTAAAAACTACTCCTCAAAATGTTCAGGAAGCAAACGAAGCATTGTTTCGTGCTAAAATGACTCTACCTGCTGCCGCAAAACATTGTGGTATGACCCATAAGGAAATGAAACTGACCTTTTGGGAATTTTTGAAGTACAATGAACCTGATTATGAAGTGCCTGAGAGTTGATGTGAAAACTCAAGTCAATATCATCATTAACGATGATGATGACTTCTGGGCAATCAAACACAACGCAATGCAACAAGTGCATGATGATATTCACTGGCACTTGAAAGACAAATTTATTATTGATTATGAAATCTCTGAAAACTCCCCTCAGGTATCCAGGGGGTAAATCCCGTGCCTGTGTAAAACTGGATACATATATTCCAGATCTCCGTGATTATAAAGAATATCGAGAACCATTCCTTGGTGGTGGTAGTGTCGCTATTCATATTACTAAGAAGTACCCTCACATTGATGTTTGGGTAAATGACTTATATGAACCTCTATATAACTTTTGGAGAGTTCTACAAGATGATGGATATAAAATGTTTAAAAGACTTCAAGAATTGAAGTCTAGATATCCTGATCGTGGATCTGCGAAGGGTCTATTTTTAGAAGCAAAAGATGTTGTAAATGATTATGATCAATCCAATCTATTTCGTGCTTGTAGTTTTTACGTTATTAACAAGTGCTCTTTTTCTGGTCTCACTGAGTCCTCATCCTTTAGCGCCCAAGCATCTGAATCAAACTTCTCAATGCGAGGAATTGAGAAACTAACAGGTTACTCTGAGATTATTAAAAACTGGAAAATTACAAACCTCAGTTATGAACAACTCCTTACTGATGACAAAAAGTGTTTCACCTACCTTGATCCCCCCTATGACATCAAGGATAACCTTTATGGAAGGAAGGGGAGTATGCATAACAGATTCAACCACGATGATTTTGCTGCCGATTGTGATAGGTTTATTGGTCCTCAACTCGTATCTTACAATTCGTCTCAACTGGTCAAGGATCGTTTCCAAGGATGGGAAGTAGGGGAATTTGATCTCACCTATACGATGAGATCTGTTGGTGAATATATGCGAGAACAAAAAGAAAGAAAAGAACTTGTTCTCATGAATTATGAGAAGAAACCAAAAGTTCAAATTTCATTTGAGGGATGTTATAATTTTTCCAAGTTGAAGAAAGAGGGACTCGTATGAGTAAATCAATGAGAGAAAAATTAGATAATCTTCGTCAAAGAAAAAACAAAGAATATCAAAACATAATTTATTATTCATATAAAATGAGCGAACATGATCATATTAATGATCATGAATTGAAACGTTTGAAGCACAGTATTGAATCATTGAGAAAGTTTAATACTGAAATATGTGTTTATTTGTTTTGTGATAATACTGATTTCATTCCATATGATTTTTGCTCGAAATATGATGTAAATCTAAGACCCTTCGTGGATGGATTTGATCCCAACATGTTAAGTGCATGGTCAATTCATAGATGGTATAATCTCAAATATTTTAAAGATAGATCTTGCAATATTCTCTATCTTGACTCTGATACTATTTTTTATGATAATCCTCAGTATTTGTTTGACACCTATTGTCATCATGATGTATATGGTAGAGAAGAGTTTGGATTTAGGCATGACCCCAATACAGGTGGTGGAAGAGGCATCAGAGAGTCTTTAGATAAAGTAGATGCTGCCATTTATGATCTTGGTGGCAAATGTGAGGTTCATAAGTATTGTCTTGGTGTAATACTCATGAATAATAATTTTCACAATGAGATTATTAATCGTCTTGATGAACTTACTGAATTGATGCAATTGTTTAAATTTAGTGAGGTTCTGATGCCAATTCCTAACCCACGGATTATAGATCAGTATGCCGTATGGATTATCTTTAGTCGTCTTGAATTAAATGGTGGAATGTTTGCCAGTCAAGATGTAACCATGGGATTTAAAGAGAGGAAGCATGAAGAATTTTTTAATCCCGTTGTCCTTCACTACACAACAAAAGGTGAACAAGGACTTGCTGAGTCTGATCAGAAATATGCTAACCTTATCAGAGACACCGATGAGTTAGGTGCAGAAATAGACCCTTATAGTATGATTTTGTCATGATTGAATTGAAGGATTGGTTGAATAGCATTAACCAGACAAAGAAAAACCTTATTGATGAAGATCCTTTGCTTGAAAAGGATTATCCTCCATATATTATTAACCGTTGTTTCTCCGGGCATCTTGATGCAATTATGTTTGCCAATGAGATGAACATGTATAATTCGATTGACAAAAAGTTGCAATATGATTTTTATCTAAATAGTCTGAGGAAAAAGAAGAGATTTTCTCCCTGGCTCCGAAAAGATAAAATCAAAGATCTTGATTATGTCAAACGTTATTATGGATATAGTAATGAAAAGGCACAACATGCTTTGAAAATCCTAACAACAGAACAACTTAATTTTATTAAATCGAAATTTGAAACTGGAGGAACAAAATGAGCGTGGTTCAAGAGCCCATAGTGAAATGGTCACCTGATCAGATGGTTGAAGTAACTCTCAGCGAACCTGATGATTTTCTTAAGGTGAGAGAAACACTGACAAGAATTGGTGTTGCATCAAGAAAAGAGAAAAAGATTTATCAATCGTGTCATATTCTTCATAAGCAAGGTCGTTATTATCTTGTGCATTTTAAAGAACTTTTTGCGCTAGATGGTAAACATGCCAACATCACGATCAACGATGTTCAAAGACGTAATCGTATTGCTCAACTACTTGCTGATTGGGGCCTTATTAGCATCGTTAGTGCTGATAAAATACAAGATATTGCTCCACTAAATCAGATTAAAGTTTTATCTTACAAAGATAAAGGAGATTGGGTGTTAGAAACTAAGTATAATATTGGGTCCAAGAAGAAAAGGACAGAGGAAACCGAATAAAAACATGCGGGGTTCACTACCCCGTTTTTTTGTGTTTCCTATATAATTAGTAGTGTAGGAGGAAGGGTTCCTAGAACCCCTTCTACGCCAACGATTGCCTTCGGGGATCACACAATCTAATCTCGCTTTAAAAGGAGAAGTACAATGGGAAACCTCACA